AGTTGCTACAACTTTAATCGGAGTACCGGGTAAGAAGAACTCGCTATCAGCCTTACCATCGAAAGCATAGTTGAACATATTAGCGTTCTTCAATGCGATTGTATAAGTACGGAATACGTCTTGACCACACCAGATAGTCATATCATCTTTTGCTACAACAGTTGCAGGGATTGCTTTGTAAAGAGCATCGAAGATAGCAACTACATTCGCAGTAGTGATTGCAGTTGCAGTACCACCGTAATAAGTAGCGTTGTTAGCTTCAACGGCTGAAGTACCAACCAAAGTAACCAAACCTTGGAATTTGTTAAGGTTTACGTTTGCACTTCCTGTTGAACCTTGCCAGATAGCAGTTTCAAGTTGAGATGCAATACGAGCCGCTTTCTTGTCTGTATAGTCAGAAGCGAAAGCGATTGAATCGTAACGGCTTCCCTCTGGTAAAGCCTTCTGAAGATATTTTGCTTCAAGGTCTTTAGGGCAAAGAGATTCGTTTACTTTAATCTTACCAACAGTTACAGTACGCTGCGTGAAGGTAGTAGAACCAGAAGCGTTAAAGCCGCAAGAACCACCTGCTTGGAAGATAGCGTCAGTATCCATAATGTTGATAGTCTCGGCAGATTTTACACCTACCATAACGTTTCCTTGACTCTTAATCAATAGAGCTTCATTCTCTTTGGTATAATTTGCTAATGCTGAAACATCAAAAGCCATTGTTATTAAATTTTAAGTTTTTAAAAATTTATTTTGCGTAATTAGAAAGAAAACGAGAAATTTTATCGTTTTTAGATTCGAAATGCTTTGTGAATTGTTTAGGTTGTGTAGGAGCAACTGAAGGAGTTTTTGTTAATTCGATAACAACATCTGTAAGTTCAGAAATAGCTTTTGAAAATTTGTCGCTCATTTCTTTGATGTTCTCATTCATTTTAACTTCAGCCTCTTTCTTGTAACTCTTTAAAGCCTCAATTTGTGCTTCCATTTCAGCAACCTTCTTCTTCATTAATTCAACTTCAGATTCTGGTGCTTCGATTTCAACTTCAACCTCTGGAACTTTAATCTCAAGGATTGTGCCTGTTTCATCTAAAACGATAACAGAACCATCAGCAAGAGTATGCTCTCCGACAGGAGCAGGAACTTCATTCCCGGCTTCATCTAACAGAGTAACCTTACCGCCAACCTCAAGTTTATCAACCATAACTTTAACACCACTCGCTAAAACATATTCAGCGAAATTGGCTACGGCAACTTCGGGAGCAGTTTGCTCTGCGAACATCGCCTTGATTTTTAATAATGCTTCTTGTGGAGACATAAAGAATTTACCCATAAATAGTCAACACTTACGTAAGTGACCAAATAGAAAAAGGGGAGTGTAGAAACACCCCCCTTCAAACAAAACTATGAAAACTAACTATGAAACCTCTTTTAGAATATCAATGATGTCTTGCATCATCTTCTCTTCCTTGGATTGGGTTTTGTAATTAAATATTCCCTCAACCGAAAACCCTTGTACTTTGCCATCCTTAATCATCTGCCAAACTTCATCGTTCTCAACTTTAAAAGAACCAAACCAACTACCATCCTTTACATCTTCAAAACCCTTCATTGGTTTTATTCCTCTTTTTTCATCTACTATCCAACTTTCAAACATTGTTACCCCATCCATCACTTGACCGGAATCGTGCATCAAATTTACGTTATTTTGGTAACCTTTCTTAAAGTATTTTTGAGCAATCTTTTTAATAGTGTCTTTAGTAAATACAACATAATATTCCCCATTGGCATCGTTACGATAAATGGGAGTATCGGCTAACATCAAAGCACCGCTTATGATTCTTTTGAGTTTATTTTAGCCTCTGCCCAACTCAAAGCACTTGCTCCACCCCACGCATCGTACATTAATTGCCCACACCCATCTCCATAACCCTTTGAACTCTGTGCGTTCTCTTTGTGCCTTGAAAGGAAGGAGTACATTCTTTTAATTGTCTCAAAAGAAATAGGTTCGCCTTTGGCTAATTGGTTGGCTCTTTGCTTTCCAACAGGAGTACCACAAGAACCCCATCCGTTTTCATCTGCCCATTTTAAAGCAGCCTTTGCGTTATTACTAACTGAATCCGGATAATCGGAATATGAATCTTGGAAAGCTAAAAATGATTTCTCAATCGCAGGTCTATCTACTAACGCTACAAAATCAACTTCAACATTTGATTCTAAATCTTCAACTATATCTAATCGGTATATTGGTAATTCTTTTTCCATAAATATAAATAGATTTTAACTTAATCTTGCAGCCCTATTAATTCTTCTAATTCTTTCTTGTGAGTTAGTTACATCACTTTCAACTACATACGCTCTATTTGTTGCTGAACCTAATTGCTGAATTGTTGTTGAATCAAGTTGTGTTCTTGTATTTACTAACGGAGCAGATGGTACAACAGGAGCAGCACCACCACCGCCAACACCACCGATACTTGAAGGACTTGTTAATTTAGCTTGATTAATTGCATTTCTCGCTTTGAATATGTTAGCTAAAACCGCAGCACTACGAATCGCAATGTCAAGAATTAATTGAGGCGGTGTTAAGTTAGTGGGATTTCTACTTGCTTGTCTTACGATACCAGCAATAGCTACCCCTGTGTCAATAGCCAAATTAAACAAGGCTAAATTTCTTTCTTGAACGGCTTTTTTCCTTGATAATTCCTCACTTTGTTTATTATATTCATCCTGTGTTATTAATCCTTGGTCATAACTTTGCTTTAATAATTGTTGCTGATAATCTAAATTCTTACCCGCTTCGCTAACTACATTAACAAAGCTATCTCTAATTTTAGTTACATTATTAACTACAAGGTCAAACTCTTCTTGAGATATCGCAATTCTTTGTGTAGAAAGTTCTTTTAATTTAGCATTATATTCTTGCTCACTAATTAGTTTGTTTTCAAAAGCAGTATCTATGGCAGATTGTTCTGATTCTAATTGTTCCTTTCGTTGGTCAATGTTAGCATTAACAATATTTTTTATTGTTGCTAATTCATTGTTTAATCTTGCTACACCAATTTGTTGCTCTAATGCTGCACCTTGATTTGCAAGTTCGGCTTTCTTTTCATTGAATGCTATTTCTGCTTCTGCTCTTGCAGCAGTTCCAGCCTTTGTATTTTGAATGTTTTGTTGTAATCTTGTTAATTCTAAATCGCCTTCTTCTTTTAAAAGAGCCTTTTTAGTTTCTAACTTTTGTACTTCATCAAGAATTAAATCAGCATTGTTTTTCTTTTGGTCTAACGCAATCTTATTGTTGGAAGCAATTACCGATTTATCAATTTCTAATTTTTCTTTAGCAAGTGCATTGCCATTTACTAATTGTTCTGACCTTAAACCAGCGACCTTTGCTTCTACCGCAGCTACTTCATTTTGTGCTTGTATCAATGCTGCTTGTAAATCTACATTGTCTTTATTTTGTGCAAGTTCTGCTGCTGCTGCTGCAACTCTTGCTTGTGCAAGTTTCTTTAATGCTTTTTCTTGTTCATCTAAAACTTTTCCTAATTGAGCATTAGCCTCTATTCTTTCATCTATGCTCTTTGTTTCATCATCTCTTACTTGTCTTAATTGTTCTGCTTGTCTATCGTATTTTTCAACTAATCCTTGTAATTGTGCTTCAGCTATTTTAGCATTATTCTTTAAAGCAATAGTAGCTTTGCTTTGCTCGTAGATAGCCGCTACATTCATTTTAGAAGCCTTATCTACAACTCCACTAACAACTTGACCAACAGAAGTAACCGCAGCAGAAAAATTATTGTAAATGTCCTTACCAGCGTTAACCGCATTTGCTCCTGTTTGAGCAAGATTATCCTTAATACCATTAATCTCTTGAGTTAATTCTTTTATTCTTGTCTGGTCTTTATCTCCAAACCAAGATTTTTCCCAAGCAAGTTGTACTTCACTAATAACAAGTTTGATTCCATCAAATGCCAATTTTAAAGGAGTTATAGCAAGAGTTAAAATACCACTCATTACTTTTCCTAACGCTTCAAATCCATTTGTACTCTTTGAAACTTGGTCATTCGACATTTTTATCTAATTCATCGACTTTCTTATTAGCATTGCCTGTTACAACATTAATAATTACATCTACTATACTTCTTGCCATATTATGCGTATGTTAATTCAATTACTCGTAAAAATTCACATTTAGTGCTTTCGGGGTTCGTAGGGTTGTAGTCAATAACTTTATTTAATCTCCATAAGGCTCCATCTATATATATCAGTTTTGAGAAATCTAAACCATAGATATCGGTTATCTTTAAATAAACATTACAAGTTAAAAGTTTACTATCCTTATCGGTAATCTCTGCAACATAATCACTCCAGAATCCGTTAAACAAATTAGCAGAAGGATAAGAAACTGATAAAGAAAAATAAATCTCTTTAGGTACACCGAAGTTAATATCTGATGTTGGTGCATCCGGGTCGTCTAAATGCCCACCATAACCATAATATGTTAAGTTATTAACAAGGTTACCAGAATCGCTTTTTAAATCCCAAGAACTAACTCCTGTTATTTTACGAACTTGCATTATTCGTATGTTATGGTCTATCGGGTCTTCGGTTGGAGTATTTGATGTTGTATTAGTTAATTTAAAAATAGTCGGATAAACTTTATCATCATTTTGATAACTTAATAAAGGAGTAGCTGAAAATATTACTTCATTGGTTTGTTTATCGTTTGCAAACTCATAGCCGGTATCTTCGATATGGTCAGCATAACCTTGAGCATAATGCTTTGCATAATCTTCATTGTAATAATCTACATCGCTCTTATATTTAAACTCGAAGAACCTTCCATTAAGTTCCGACATTGGCTTTAATTTGAAAGGCTTACTTCTATCAACTTTTGTACTCCAATCTAAATGCGATGCAGTATAATCATCTAATAAAAGTAAATCAAGATTATCAACTAATAGTTCTTCTTCAAGGTCATTAACTTGTAAAAAATTAGCAGTTGTTGTATAGAAATCTATGTAAGGAGTAATTATTAAATGCTTATATCTTGTTGTATCTTCTACTATATACAGATTAAACATTTTAATAATAGAAGCAATAAAATCTCTTTGGAAAACACCTTTAGGAATTGTATTATTAATAAAGATTGTTTCGTTTAAATTTAAAGGAACGGCTTGAGTGCTTGATGTTCTAAACTTGGTATCAAACTGATATGTCTCTACCCTCACATCATCCCCTGTTGCCCATCCATCCCAATCTAATCTAAATTCAATATAATCGTTTGTAGCCAATGATATGTATCCTGTACTCTGCTCAACATAACTAAACAAACCTTGCTCAATAGGAAATGTCTCGGCACCTGTTCCGTTTTTGTTGATTAAAATATAAGTCCTATCTGTTGTTTCTCCTATGATTGTAAATTCAAATCTTATTTGTATAGTCGCTGCACCTGTATAAGTAAAACGAGTAAAAGAGTTAGAAGGAGTAAAATACCCTTGATTAAAAATACTTGGAATAGATAAAAAAGGTCTTGGTGTAGGAGAACCAAAAAAATCTCCATTCAATGCAGTAAATGTTCCACTAAAAGCTACATCTGAACTATTACTTAAAAACCTTTGATTGTTTGGTATTACTAATCTCTTAAATAAGTTTGTATCAAAGAAAGGTGCTTCGTATGTATAACCAGAATTAGTAATAATTTTATCAATGTATTCTTTAACAAATAAAGCAGGTCGGAAAGCCTTGTAACTGCAATGCTTTTTATTAGTAAGAACTTGCCCATAGTCAATGAGCGGATAATAATATCCCATTCCCGAAGCAGTAGTTCCAGAGGCTTGTTCCCAAGAAGCTAAAATATTTGTTGCATTCCAAACGTGATTATACGCACTAAAATCTAAATCTTCTAATTTATCGTTATTTAAAGCCGTTACAAAGCCACCTAATTCCCCAAATACAACACACTCATATTCTATCGTTCCCCTATCAATAGTTATTTCTAATAGTCGAATAATACCCTTAAATACTTGTATCTTATCTACATAAATAACACAACTTGCTGACTTGGAAGCGTTGAAGTTGTAACCCACGTTATCTGCGGTGCTATCATAGAAGTTACTTGATGAAAACTCAAATATGTGACCGAATAGTTTGTTGTTAATTGCATTGCCCGGTAAGATTATAGTTTTGGAAAAACCTGTATTTCTTGCAGCAAAATCTTGTATATCATCAATAGCATATGTGAACTCTGATGATAAATCTTTGCTTAAATCTAACCTATTATCTTCTATGTAGATTTCAGTTATCATCTGAATTGTGAGTTTATGTTATTCGCTATTGAGATATCTAATTCTAAATTGTAGGTCTTATCTGCGTAACGCTTTTTCTCTGCCCAAGTATTTGTACCAACTTGAACAGGAATAAAATTATTACCTCTTTCTAAATATATTTCCGAAGAACCAATCAGTTCTTTGATTGCTAAATAATCTATATAACTTAACCAATCCGAAATTAATCTGTAAGTTAATTTTTGTCTCGTAGCAAATTGATTACTACCACCATACATTACACCATAAGTGTTTGCTCGGTTCATATAGTTACTTGAATATTCCCATTCTATTCCTTCGAATGAACTCTTTTCTATGTTTCTGGTTTGTCTATTAACTGCGGTAAAATCCATTGTATCGTAACCACCAAGAGCATTTAAATAATGTAAAGTAACTACATCGTTTTGAGTACAACTTAAATACACTCTTGCGGTGTTTCTTAAATTACCTGCAATCTTTATTTTAACATCATAGTAAACAGTAGTAGAAGTAATAATTGATGAAGCAATATAATCGTGAATTTGATATTGGCATAATCTCTGTTTGAAATAAAGTTTCCTTGATATTGTGTTTCGTACTCTAATGGAGTAAGATACATAGGACTTGTCGGAGTATAAAGATAATCTTGAATGTAATTGTAACCGAACTTACTTGTGGTTATTAAATCTAAATAAGTTGTGCCACCATACTCTTCGCCAAACTTTAATTCATAATCAACGTAAATATCTGAACCTGTATAAGAGAAGGCCGAAGGTGTAATGATGTCTGGTTTAAAATACGATGCCCAATAGTTACGAACTACCGGAGCAACATTAAAAATACCTTTTGAAGATACAGGTTGCGGAAAACTCTTTAACCTTGCTACCAAGTTACCACCTACATAAACATCGCAAACATATTTAAAGTTTGTTTGAGCGGTATTCGTAGAACTCAACACGAACCACAAAGGAGCGTGTAGGCTTGAATATATATCCGGGGAACTATTGATTGTTATTGCCATTTTTATTCTGAATATTAACTGAAATAATGAGACCTGTTATATTTGCTATTGCTTGTTTAAATTCTTCGTTAAAGGTACTATCAACTGCTTTATCAAAGAATCCTGTTCTTCTTAATCCTTTCTTTTTTATGTTAGCTGCGGTTGCATAAGCTAATGATTTTAAACTATTGGCTTGGTTTGCCATAGTAGATAGCGACTGCCTTTTCTTTTGTAATCCTCTTTTTGTTGTTCGTTTAGTTTCTGCCTTTGCATTTATACCTTGCCTACGATACCACTTTGCTAATTGCAAAGCCATTTTCTTATTAGGGTATTGATTCTTAAATGAATAAGGCGAACCCGGTGCTCTTCTTTTATCTACCGCTCCCTTAACCCCTTTATTTACAAAGTCAGCATAATTATTAGCCTCTGAACCTTCTGGATAACCAACAGTAATGCTTAAACCGCTTTCCGTTACATCAACATCTCCAGATTCAATATCAGAACTTAATCTTCCTGTATCTATTTTCTTGGCATCTCGTAAATTCTTTTGAACCTTTAAAACAAAATTAGCAGCAGTTAAAACAAGATATTTATTTAATGGGGGTAATTCTTCTAATTCAAATACATCCTTTGAAGAAATACCCTCCATCATCTGTTTGATTAAATAATCCGGTGTATTCTTTATCCAATTGTTGAATAGTTGATAAAAAAAAACCACGCTTCCAAGCACTTCACAAATTGGAGCATTTAATAAATCCTCTGCATATTCGCTATGCTTCTTTGAATCGTACTTTAAATCCTTCCATCCAAACAATGACCATCTTTGAGGTATAACCATAGAAGCAGCGACCTTGTGAATGTTTACTTCAAAATCTCTAATAAAGTATTTAGATTCAATATATCTTGCGGATGCCATTTGTCTAACATCGTAATTGAAACGAATGGCTATTTCTTCTTCAGTAATCTTTTCATTGTTTTGAATAATAGAATACAATTGCTGATACTGAAATACAGATATATCTTTCCAATTCATACCCTTAAATAGAAAAACCCTTTAGTTTGTTCAAGGTTATATTTTTATACTGTGAGTATAAATCGCACCTACTTTTTAAACCCAGCACCTACTTTTGTCACGTTTTTTTGAAAATTTGTGACATTTGTTTTTGTGATTTTTTCACAATAAAGTGCATTAAAAGGGTACAAAAGGCAGTAAATTGTCCGATTTATGATACATTATGTCGCAAAAAGTGTATTAATGTACACTTTATCCATCATAAAATTATACCCTATTGCGTATAAAAATTGAATCTTAATTCGGATTATAGCCGAACTGATATAATTTTTGTAACAAATATTAGTATAAAAATGTTACGAATTAGGCGAATGAATACTTACCCTGTCCTGTATTTCGGGTGTAGTGTTGCCAAGCAAGAGCAAGAGACATTACGCAGTCATCGTGAAAGCCTTGCGGTGCTGAATAGCGAACCCCGGTAGCGGTGTATTGATATTCAAAGATTTCCAACTCTTCCGTTATGTGTCCTTGTGGGAAGGTTATTTTTCTTTGTTGGATAGCCGAAGCCAATCCTTCCATTAATTGTTGCTT